AGAAAATGCTAAACACGTTAATGAATTTGTGAGAAAACTAATCGGAGGAAAGAAAAATGACTAAACTAAACCCACAAACAATGAAAAATCAATACGATCACCAATATGACACCTTCTGTCGTAAAAATCACGACTACGGTAACTCATTTGAGGAGTCTTTGGACCAGTTCGGAATTGTCGCTAGCATCGTCCGTATTAGCGATAAAATGAAGCGCTTAGAATCCCTCACAGACGAGTCTAAAACGCAGCAGGTGGGATCTGAGAGCCTCCTAGACACCCTTGAGGACCTATCCAACTATGCTGCGATGACTGCGTGCTGGTTACGTTGGGTTCGGACCGAAGATGGTGATGTTGAGACATCTTCTCAAAAAGTTTCTAAATTTGTATTTGGTGAAGTCAAACCAGATGGTATTGACGAGTATAAATATCTTGAATCACTTACTATCAATTTAAAAGAAATTGTTTGTATGTTGCAAAAGGTAAATGAATTTCATCACAAAATTGAAGAATTCAAAATGACTGAAGAAGACCATAAAGAACTAGATGTCATTACGAATCGTCTTCGTACTATTTTGTCTGATGATGTTATTGATGAAGAGCTAATGCGTAAGCTGATCGATGTTCATGTGAAAATGAATCCTGATGTGATCCTCTTCCAATTATTTAATCGTCAAGACGATATCCAAGCAACTCCTACCGAAGTTCCAGAAGCAATCCAAAAATTTTGGGATGCTCATAAGAAACAAATTGAATATATGACTTCGGTCAATAATGAGAAGACTGACCTACCATCTATCTCATTTATTCTTAATAAATTATACAACACAATTTACGCTTGTCGTGATCAACGTTTACCATTGCAAAAACGTCTAGCGTATGTTGAATGTAGACAAGAAATTTACAATAGTTTGGTGAAGAGCATTTTATCGGGACTTGTCGATTTCCAATATATTACCAGCACTATAAATGCACATCATGCGTTGAATCGTGATGAGAAGAGTCATATCTTAACATCTATTATAGATGCCGCCTATAAAATTGATTCAGAAAAATTCCCTGGGGCGGATCCTAACTCTGAATTTCTAAAAAAGAAGTTTCAGATTCCAGATGAAATTCTAAAAGATCTTAAGGAGCCCGAAGAAGAACCCGAACGCAAACGTACTGTTCTTGGAATGATCTTTCCGTTTATGCTGTAATAAGGAGTATTAATATGGCAACTATTCATCCACACAACGGTATCAGTAGCATTCATGATTTATTTCCGAAATCGCTTCTTAAACCAATCTACAGAGAAAACCTAAATATTCCGCCTGGATACATGGGTTCTAAAATCCCTAGAGGTATTGGTAAATCTCGAATGATTTTGTCGGTGTTAACTGGACAAGACTGCTTTGATTTAGAACCAGGTCATATTCCGAAGAAGGAAGAGCCTAAGAATATCTATGAGGAACTGGAGGAATTGTTTGTTAAGCAAAATGAACATCTTAAGGTTCTTCTTACAAGTGGTGCTGGTAAAACAGATACTACCCCTCTGGCTATATTGGATTACAAACACAAATCATCTGAAGCAGTAAATGGCGATGCTCTTAATGAGGCTTTAGAATTGCTTATTCCTAATCTAACCAAATCTGGTTTGGAGCATTTCATTAAGGTTGCTAATGAGGCATTGGCCAAGAAGGAGATCTCTTTATGACCAAATTTTATACTGGTATTCGTTCTGTAGAAGTGCATCTCAACGAAATCGAGCGATACTATAATCTATTAAAGAATTCAAAAGATATTGACCAATACGGGCATTATCTAATCTTGATGAGGAACCAGATTGAATTTCTTTCAATTTACATTATCGAAGAAGACAAATTTGAAGAGTTTGAAACAAACATTCATCTTACTGGTATCGATAAGGATATGGTAACAACCATAATTACCACTGTCCGAGCCAATATCAAATTTATTGTTAAAGCCCTTAAACTTACTCGTCTAGAGGAAGATAAGGAAAAACTTAAGAAATGGGATAACCGTTTCGGAAATGATGCGGGATATCAAGGTGAAATTCGACTTGGTAAACCTGGGAATAAAGAATTTGATAAGAATGGCAATCCTATCCACTTTGTCGATTCTGAAACTTTCAGCAGTATAAAGAAGCAAATTGGTATTTCTGAGAAGGCGGTCAAGGATAACTCTCTTATAGAGGGTATTAAAAACTATCATCCAAACTATATCCCACCAGGTCTTAGACCCGAATATAGAAGTGGAGGTAAATCCTAATGACTACATTCATTAGAAGATATCCCGAAGAAAAGATAATTTACGACCCTTGTTTTATTGATGAAAATTCAAATGAAACATATAAACAAACTAAAGGAGAAAAACTAAATGACAATTACAATTGACACAGCAATTGATTGGATGTATGCTCGAAAAGGAAAAGTGTCCTACAGCATGACTGAACGTGACGGGGATGACTCTTATGATTGCTCATCATCTGTATACTACGCATACCGTAGCGCAGGTGCGGCCTCTGCGGGTTGGGCTGTAAATACCGAGTATGAACATGCTTGGTTGATCGCAAATGGATTCGAATTGATTTCTGAAAACACACCATTCACTGCTCAGCGTGGTGACGTGTTTATCTGGGGACGTAAAGGTTATTCCTCAGGTGCTGGCGGACACACAGGTATCTTCATCGATGGTGATAATATCATCCACTGTAACTGGCCATACGACGGTATCTCAGTTAATGACCATGATGAAAGGTGGGCTTATGCTGGTAAGCCATATTACTACGTCTATCGCTTGACAAATCCAGATGCTACTCCAGAACCTGTTAAGAAAGGATGGCAAGAAGACTCTAAAGGATTCTGGTGGGCGCGTGGTAACGGTACATATCCTGCTGCTCGATTTGAGTACATTGAAGATAATCGCTCATGGTTCTACTTTGATGAAGAAGGATATATGTATTCTGAACGCTGGTTGAAACACACTGATGGTTATTGGTATTGGTTCGACAAGGATGGCTATATGGCCACTTCTTGGAAGAAAATTGGTGGTAAATGGTACTACTTCAACCGTGATGGTGCTATGCAAACGGGTTGGGTTAAATACTATGATGACTGGTATTACCTCAATGAAAAGAATGGTGATATGGAGTCTGATCAATTTATCCGCTACAACGATGGTTGGTATAAACTACTTCCTGATGGACGCCTCGATACACAGCCTTCATTTAAGGTTGAGCCTGATGGTAAGATTACTACTGATACTGAAAATACACGGAAATAAGTTGGTGGGACTATGGGTAAAAAGAACACAAATCCTATAGTCCTCGACGCATTTGACGCGGTTTATATCCATGATAAGCAAGGTTTAGTGACTGGATGGAAGCTTATGTTGAGCCGAAATCCGGTCCTTACCACGCTTTATGGAGAGGTTATTCGAGCTAAAATTAGCGGTTTTGAGTACCTTGTTAGGGTTGCTGACAGGTATCAAACGGATAATAAACTAGTAAATCGGGTCGAAATTTCGTGGATTAAGAGGGCAAAATGATTGTATTTTCTATGGATTTTGGGTGAATATTGGTATGAAAATGCTATAATATTACCTAAATATTTTAGGAAAACTGATGGATTTTGGCCTAAAATTGGTCAAATTTTGGCGTTTAGCTGCACGTTTTTTTTTGTGCAGCACATGAAAATTTTACGGGCAGCACGATTTTTTACTAAAATATTTGAGGTAACTGCACGAAAAAACATGGGCAAAACATAAAAAAACCGAAAATACACAGGAAAATCTCACATTTTCTATTGTATATAGGAATGAGTTAAAAAGTGTACTGTATATAATAACAATAGGGAAATGCGGGCAAAACATGTGTGAGGCACGAGGAGGTAAAAATTAGTGGATTTTTTAGATGTGTCTGTGAAAAAGTTCACTTCCAACAATCGTACCGTTGATTATGAGGTTTCTCCTGACTTTATATTTGGCGATGCTAAAGACTTGGTTGTTAAAGGTTCCAAGTTTTATGCATATTGGAATGGAAGTTTCTGGGACACTAAACAGAAAAACCTATTTTATGATATTGACTCTTTACTTTGGCGTAAGGCTAGAGAGTTAGAAGATGGACGACCCGGACTGAGAATTGATGTTAAAGAGATTCGGAAAGCATCTGCCGGGAAGTTTCGTTTATTTGCAGATTTCTGTAAAGCTTGTGAGACAAGCGACATTTCTTTCAACCAGAAAGTTTTGTTCGCAGACCATAAGATGCAGAGACGAGATTACGCCACAACGCAATTGACTTATTCACCTCAAGATGGAGAAGCAGTAGCGTTTAAAGAATTGATTGGTACCTTATATCTACCAAAAGAACTCGACAAGATATTGTGGTTCATGGGAGCGTTATTTACGAACAATATGTACAAGATTGAAAAGTTCATGTATTTGTATGGTTCGAAAGGTAGCGGTAAAGGTACTGTCTTAAAAATATTCCGAATGTTGTTTCAGGAATATTGTGGAACTATTGATTTGAAATTGCTCACAAGTGCTGACCAATTTGCAACAGGACAAATTCAAGAAGTTCCGTTATTGATTGACGAGGATACTGACATCAGTCATATTTATAACGATACACCGTTATTGAAACTTACGAGTCATGAAACTATATCCGTAAACAAGAAATTCAAAGAACCTTACGACGTTCGATTTATTGGCTTGTTAATTACAGCTTCGAACCAACGTTATAAAGTTCGAAACGTAGACTCTGGTATTACTAGACGTGCCATCGTTGTAAACCCAAGTGGTCAGAAAGTAAGTCATACAAAGTATAATCAACTCATGACACAAATCAAGTATGAGCTTCCATATATTGCTAACATGGCAATTCAAAGATTTGAAGAATTGGGCTTTGATTATTATGACGATTATTTTGATGTTGACATGGCAGAACAGACAGACCATATCTTCGACTTCATGCGAACTAACGCAATCCATATGCAACATGGTATAACCCTGAAACAAATCAGTGAGTTATATCGTGAGTATCTGGAAGATATGGGGTGGAAGACCGATGGATATAAAGCAACCATCAAGAGAGAGGCTCTTAGATATTTTGACACAATGCTTAAAGATAGTCATATCGATGGCATGCGTGTTAACAATTATTTCAAAGGGTTCAGATGGAATGTTGCATTTCCTGAAGGTGTCGTAGGTACAACCGAGGCAAATGATACTGTTATTCCAGACGACTGGTTAGATTTCAATTATCACAACGAGGTATTTAACAAACTAGCAGCAGAATATCCTGCGCAGCTGGCTTTACGTAATGGTAACCCATCAGACAAATGGGATAATGTCGTGACAACTCTGTCTGATATTAAAACAAGCAAATTGCATTGGGTTAAAGTGCCACTCAATCATATTATCATTGATTTTGATTTGAAAGATGAGTCTGGTAATAAAAATCTTGAGTTGAATGTAGAAGCAGCGTCGAAGTTTCCACCGACTTATGCTGAGCTTTCTAAATCTGGACAAGGTATTCACTTGCATTATATCTATGATGGTAATGTCAATGAATTAAATAATTTGGTCGATAAGCATATTGAAATCAAAGTGTATAAAGGCAACGCCTCTTTGAGACGGATTGACAAAGCATCCAACAACTTACAACCTTCTCATATTTCATCGGGCTTGCCGTTGAAAGAGAGAAAGGATGAGACAATGTATGAACATGTGAAAGAAATCACATATACAGAAAAGACATTGCGTAAGTTTGTTAAACGACAGTTGGGAATGATTGAAGGTAAAGAACCGAGTCATCCAAATACAAAACCAACAATTGACTTTATTGCTCACGAAATTCAGAAAGCTTTTGATATGGGTCTTGAATATGACTTGACTGATTTGAAACACGACGTATTTCTTAGAGCAATTCGTTCAACGAATAATAAAGAGTACTGTGTTGCAGTATTCCAAAAGATTCCGTGGTCGTCTATTCGAGATGATGAGGGAGCTACAGAAAACAAACTCACAAACTTTACGAAGATTTATCCAAAAGAAGAATTGGTGTTCTTCGATATTGAGGTCTATCCGAATTTGTTTGTTGTTGTCTGGAAGAAATACCACGATGACGAATTTACAAAATGGATTAACCCAACACCAGACCAAATTGAATATTTGTTGAGTTTCCCTATTGTTGGATTTAACAATCGTCGATATGACAACCATATTCTATATGCTCGATTACTAGGATGTAATAATCTTGAGTTATTCCGTCAGTCATATAGAATTGTCAACGAAAAAAATGCGAAGAGTGGAATGTATGCGGCAGCTTACGAATTAAGTTATACCGATATTTACGAGTACGCTCAGAAGAAACAATCACTCAAACGTTGGGAAGTTGACCTTGGTATCAAACACGTTGAGATGGAAATTCCTTGGGATCAACCAGTTCCTGAAGAATTAATTCCAGTTGTGGTTGACTACTGTGTGAACGACGTAGATGCAACTGAGAAATTGTTCGACGCTATTTATGCAGATTATGTTGCACGTGAAATCTTGGCCACAATCGCCAAAGGTTCAATGAACGCAACAAACAACCAACTCACTGCTAAATTTATCTTTGGTGATGACCCACGTCCACAAGACAAATTTAATTATGTCAAACTTGCAACCATATTCCCAGGATACAAGTATGAATTCGGTAAGTCATACTATCGTGGATTTGAAACTGGTGAAGGTGGATTTGTATATGCCGAACCTGGTGTATACAAAAATATTGCTTTGCTCGACGTTGAGTCAATGCATCCTAACTCTCTTGTAAATATGAACTACTTCGGTCCATATACTCAAAGGTATGCCGACTTACTTAAAGTTCGTGTTTTATTGAAACATAATAAGATCGATGAAGTTAAACAAATGTTTGATGGTGTCTTGGCACCATTCTTAGATAATCCAGAATATCTCAAACCTTTGGTAACCGCATTGAAGATTGTAATCAACTCTGTGTATGGAATGACCTCTGCTAAATTTGATAACAAGTTTAAACACCCAGACAATATTGACAATATCGTTGCAAAACGTGGAGCTTTATTTATGGTCGATTTGAAATTTGCTATTGAAGAGCAAGGATATCAAGTCTGTCATATTAAGACGGACTCTGTTAAGATTCCAAATGCTGATGAGAAGATTATCAAATTTGTTGAAGACTTCGGAGCACAAGAGAAGTACAATTACAGATTTGAACATGAACATACTTACAAACGTATGGCGTTAATTAATAACGCTGTTTATATTGCTCAACTTGAAGATGACAAGTGGTCTCCAACCGGAGCCGAGTATGCTAACACATATTTGCTTAAACGAGTATGGACTAAAGAGGAATTGGTTGATAAAGATTTCTTCATCACCAAACAATCGAAAGGTCATATTTATTTAGGTGACGAATTCGTTGGTAAAGTTGGATCTATTTATGCTTCTAAGACTGGAGCGGAATGTACGTGGACAGAAGATAATGAAAACTTCAAGTCCATCACTGGAACGAAAGGATATTTGTTCAAACAAACAGACAAGTTTGATATTGAAGATGTAGATTTCAGCTTCTACGACAAGATTGCTGTTGATGGTCTTAAGAAAATCATGAAGGTTGGCGATATCAAAGATATTGTTGACGACATGCCTAAGGACTATATCGACGCTCTTGAACTTCAAGACAAGTATCCAAGTACCCACACTATTTCTATCAATCACGGAACTCTCAAAATCAAAACTCCTGAGAACGCGTGATTGAATTTTCCCGCAGGTTGATTATAGGCTTCGCAGGATTTACATGGCACATAATAGAGAGGAAGAACAAAATTCTGCTGATTTGTTCTCTTCTTTATTTTTTTGTAACAATGTCAGACTAACGTCAGAATAGAAAGGACATATAAATGACAGCAACAACAAAAATTACACAAATTTCAGACTCCCAAATTATTTTGGAAGAAGTCGATTTCCTATTCGCTCGAAACTTTACTGGGCGCCAGGAAAAATACAATCGTCCCGGAGATCGTTACTTTAATGTTAAAGTAAATCCTGAAGATGTTGACTTACTATTATCTTACGGCGTCAATGTTAAACAATATTCGCCTAAAGATGTCCCGGACGATCTCGCTGCCAAGATGGAAGAGAACCCCGACATGTTCGAACCAGCTTATTTCTTCAAGGTCCGTGTGTATACACAATTTGGATTGCCAAGTATCGCCATTATTTACGACGATGGAACTACTCCAGTTGATGTAGATATTGATCCCCGTGACCGCATGTATCTGACCGAAGAATCGCAGCTATCAATCATTGATGATTTGGAAATCGCTATTTGTGATATGACCATCGCTCGACGAGATCCAAGTCTTGACGGCAAGTATGCTCGTCTCAACCTTAAGAATGCATATATTCGTGTGGTAGACAATCCACTACGTCGTAAATATGGCTTCTAATAAAATTGAATTATACGACTATCAACGTCAGGCAGTTGATAGATTGCATAATGGTTCTGTATTGTTAAGGTCGGTTCTGGTAAATCCTTTACCGGCCTATTTTACTATTTGAAGAATCATAAAGACTTACCGTTGTATATTATCACAGTAGCTAAAAAGCGAAATGATAAAGAGTGGCATAGAGATATGGAAGCTCTAGGTATAACTGGGACTGTTGATTCTTGGAATAATATTACTAAATACACTGATGTTGAAAACGCATTCTTTTTATTCGATGAACAACGAGCAATCGGTTACGGTTCATGGGGTATGTCTTTTATTAAGATAGCCCGAAAGAATAAATGGATAATGTTAACAGCAACGCCTGGTGATGTATGGATAGATTGGATGTGTTTATTTATAGCAAACGGATTTTATAAAAACAAATCTCAGTTTGTTGATATGCACGTTGAATACAATCCCTACTCAAAATTTCCACAGATCAAACGATATCATGGAGTAGACCGATTAGATAGACTCCGTAGAAGTTTGGTGGTGGCTATGGAAGACTTTAGAAAAACTAAAGTTAACCGACTCACAATCAACACATCTTTCGACAAAGATTTATATTCTCAGGTAATGAAGTCAAGGTTCAATCCATACACCGAAGAACCTATTACCAGTGCTTCTGAGTTTACTCAAGTGTTAAGAAGGATTGTTAATTCTTCCGACCGTAGAAAGCAAGCAGTTAAGAATGAAATTATGACAAGAGATAAAGTAATTGTGTTTTACAACTATATCTATGAGCTTGACATTTTGAAAGATATTTGTCAAGAATTAAATAGAGCGTATTATCAATACAACGGCAGTAAGCACGACGCTATACCAAACAGTGACTCGTGGATATATTTAGTGCAGTACACCGCAGGAGCCGAGGCTTGGAATTGTATTACTACTGATACGATTTTGTTTTATTCATTAAATTACTCATACAGAGTAATGGATCAATCCGAAGGTCGAATAAATCGCGTGAATACCTCCTTTAATGATCTTTTTTACATTTATTTCAAAAGCCCGGCTTCAATTGATGACGCAATATCTAGGTCTATAAAATCTAAGAAAAAATTTAATGAAAGGAATTGGGTAACAACCACATGTCCAAATTGGAACGAGACTTTCAAAGAGAACTAATCAAGGATATTAAAAGTCGTTTTCCTGATGCTATAGTCAAAAAGAATGACTCTAGCTATATTCAAGGAATCCCTGACTTGTCTGTAGACATTGGACCATATTCCTATCATTTAGAAGTTAAACGTAGTGGAACTGCTCCATACCGTCCTAATCAAGAATATTACTTAAACAAGTATAATTCAACCGGCGGTTGGGCCAGAACTATCTATCCTGCTAATAAGGAGGCTATATTGAATGAAATGGAACAAGCATCCAGAATTCGAAGGACATCATAGTTTCCTTAGTGCTAGTCAATGCCACTGGCTTAATTATGATCCAGAAAAACTCGTTGAACGTTTTGAAAATGAGAAGGCAAAACAAAGAGGCACGGAACTTCACGAATTCGCTAGTTTGTCTATTCATCATAGAATTAGATTAGAACCAGGTCATACCCATCCAGCCGTTGCAAATTTTGTAAACGACGCTATTGGATATCGTATGGATAGTGAAGTTTTATTATTCTATAGTCCTTATGCTTTTGGTACTGCTGATGCCATTCGTTATGATCCACCAACAAAAGATAATCCTCGTGGATTTCTTAGGATTCATGATTTGAAGACTGGCAAAACAAAACCAAAAATGGAACAACTACTTGTGTATGCTGCTTATTTCTGTTTAGAGTATGGTGTAAAACCAGAACGAACAGATTTCGAATTACGCATATATCAAGGCAACAAAATAGACACATATATTCCTGAAGCGGAAGATGTATATGACGTTTATAACACAATCAAAGAATTCTCTGCAATTCTTGAAAGAAAACCAGAATAGAAAGGCGTAGCATGGATCTGGAAGATTATTATTTAATGCATACAGGTACCCCACACCAAGGCAATGTTCCTCACAGTGGACGCTATGCTTGGGGTTCTGGTGAAAATTCATATCAGCGAGCCACGTCTTGGTCAGACACAGTTGCGAAATATCGTAAAAATGGTCTGACTGATACTCAAATCGCTGCTAAACTTGGAATCACTACAACGGATTTTCGAGCTAGAAATACAATTGCTAAACAACAAATTCGTTTGCACAATATTTCTAGAATTCAAGAACTAGCCGACAAAGGTCTTGGTTCTATCGAAATTTCTAGGCAAACCGGAATTCCTGAGTCCACTGTTCGAATGAATATGGACGCTTCTGTTAAACAAAAAGTCAATCATATGGAACAAATTAAATCTGACTTGAAAGATTTAATTAAAGAAAATCCATATCTTGACGTTGGTTTAGGCGCCGCACAACAATTAGGTATAAACGAAAATATGCTTAAACGCACCGTTCAACAACTTGAAGCTGATGGCTACCATATGCACAAAGTGTATGTGAAAAATGCCACAAATGACGATCACTGGGTCGAAATGAAAGTTCTAACAAAAGAACCTAATCCCGATATTGTCAGAGAACACAAACACGAAATTAAACCTCCTAATTTATATAAGACTGAAGACGGAACAACTAAATTAGGATTGAAACCAATCGAACATCTTGATTGGAAACGTGTTGGTATTCGTTATGATGAACAAGGTGGAACCGACAAAGATGGTGTCATGGAATTGCGTCCTGGAGTTAAAGATCTTGACTTAGGAAATTCCAAGTATGCTCAAGTTCGTATTGGTGTTGGAGGAACTCATTATCTTAAAGGTATGGCCGTTTATGGAGATCCAAAAGATTTCCCTAAAGGCGTCGACGTTATTTTCAACACTAACAAGAAGCAAGGAACACCAAAAGAAGATGTTCTTAAGAAACTTAAAGATGACCCTGATAATCCATTCGGTGCACAAATCAAACCAAATGGGCAGAAAGGTGCTATTAATAAAGTTAATGAAGAAGGTGACTGGGGAACTTGGTCGAAAACCTTATCTTCTCAGTTTGTTTCTAAGCAACCTCCAGTATTAGTTAAAGGTCGTATTCAAAAGACGTACGAAAAATTACAAAAAGAGTTCGACGAAATTGCTAATCTAAATAATCCTGTAGTCCGTAGAATTATGATGGCAGACTTTGCAAATGGTTTAACAACCAAACGTCATAATTTGAAACTAACAGGTTTCGACCGAATGCGCGGTCAGGTTTTATTACCTTTGTCTGGTATTAAAGCTAATGAAATCTATGCGCCTAACTTTAAGAATGGTGAGAAAGTTGTTCTTGTTCGTTATCCTCATGGAGGAATATTCGAACTACCTGAACTTACTGTAAACAATAAGCTTGGTAATGGTCCTGCTAAATTTATGAAGGGCGCTAAAGATGCCGTTGGTATTGACTCTTCTGTTGCTAGCAAATTGTCAGGAGCAGACTTCGATGGCGATACTGTTATGGTTATTCCTAATAATAAAAACGGTATTAAGACAAGTCGTTCTTTAAAAGAACTTAAGAACTTTGATACCAATCAATATTATTCTCCTGATAAGAATATTCTTAAGCGTGATTCAAAAGGTAACTGGACAATCAAACAAAAGACAATGGGTGAAGTGTCCAACCTTATTACCGACATGACTTTGAAGGGTGCTTCTCAATCAGAGATTGCAAGAGCGGTTAAACATTCAATGGTTGTTATCGATGCCGAGAAACATAATTTGGATTATAAACGTTCTGAAAGGGAAAATGATATCCCCGCTCTAAAAAAGAAGTACCAAGATCACTACGATGTTATATCTGGCACTATAAAAAATGGAGCCTCCACTCTCATATCCCGGTCCAAAACAGAGCACCGTACTCTTGAGACATGGTATAAGGATCGAACTCCTGAAGAGCTGGCAGCTAATCCTAGACTTGCTCCTAAGATCAAGAAAACTAAAACTATTTCAACTGATCATGTTGTAGAGATGGTTAAAGATGCTAAGACCCTTGGTTCAGGCACCCCTATCGAAAACATGTATGGTGATTATATCAATGCCCTTGGTAAGATGCGAGACAAAGCTAACAAGGTTGTTGAGTCTTCACCTAACTTAGTTGTAAACAAGGAAGCAAAGCTTAAGTATCGTGATCAAGTACAGTCACTACAACACAAGCTTAACACAGCTCTAGCCAACTCACCTAGAGAACGCCAAGCACAACTCATTGCTAACAAAGTCATAGCAGAAAAGAGAGATCCTGACATGCAGAAGGATCAACTTAAGAAGCTTAAACAACAAGCCATTGCTGCAGCACGTCTTCAGACTGGTGCTGATGGAGCTAAGACTCGTATCAACATTGAAGATGATGAATGGAAAGCTATTCAATCTGGTGCTGTTAGTACTAAGATGCTTACTGACATCTTACGATTCGCTAACACTGATAGAGTTAAACAATTGGCTACACCTAGAGAAGAGAAGGCTCTTAGTCTATCTAATGCATCTAGAGCTAAGTCCATGATTCGTAATGGACACAGCTATGCTGAAGTAGCTGAAGCTTTAGGTGTCAGCATCTCAACCATTCAGAACCTAGTCTAGTAGAAAGGAGAGACAACTGTTATGGAAGATTACTTACAAGCAACAACAGTAGTTGACACGATGTTAACTACATTCGACAATCCATACAATCCTTTCTCTGACTTTGATTCATGGAAGAAGTGGGATGAAGACAATGGTTACTTCACATCCGAACTACTAGCAGCTGTCATTGGTAACACTGATGATGTGTTAGATGAAGTTGAAGAAGCTCAACGTCATGCTATGGCCATCAACCTAATCATTGATGAAGGTCCAATTGAAGATGTTTGGACAGTCTGTCGTACAGATACACAAACACCGATTCGTCTACCAACTTCTGAAAATGAAAAATCAGAAGAATAATTTCACACCCCCATAGGGGGAGGGTCGCAAAAATTTTCGACCCTTTTGCATCGCCCCACCTCTTTGAAATTTCTCCGGAGTGGTAAAAAGTCCTAAATTGGGATTACTATCCAGGGGGCAATGTATAGGTAAAGGAGGGTAAACCATGAACAATGAAGTGCAAGAGCATATCAAAGCACTATTAATGTGGTTAATATCTCCTGAGGTACTTAGTCAAATTGGTGTTTACATTGGAGTTGGAGCATCTATTTACAAAGTTGGCATCAAAGCCTTTAAAAAAGTATGGGTCGACTTAGAAGCTAAACAGAATGACGAGATTAATGGTATTAAAAATTCCATTAATGCTCTAACTGTAAGCTTTCAAGAGATGCATAAGAATCAAGAACGAGACTTTCTTAGGCTCCAAATAATCACTGGCATTCATTCCGGTAGATTATCGGAACAAGAGATTCTTTATCTATATGATCAGTACACCGAGAAAGGATACAACTCGTATGTATCGAGGGTTGTCAATGATTATATAGAAGAACTACGCACTTCAAATAAGGAGAACGAGAAATGACATTTTCAGTAGATGATATTATTACATCGGTAATTTTAGTTATCGTGTTTGCTCCAGTAGCACTAAACTTAATTAAGTATCTCGGAGCAGCAACTCACAATAAAGCAGTAGTTACTCTCGCAGATCGAGCTCTAATTATTGTAACCGCTTTGGATAACATGCTTATCGCAAACTCTTCTAAGAAAAAAGAAGCTTTGGATAAGCTATTATCTTATGCAGCAGAAACAGGTGTAAAACTTACACCAGAACAAGCGTCCGATTACATCGAGCATGCTGTTCAAGAACTACGCCGTCTTCAGCAATCTCAACCAAAAGAGGTGACTGAAAATGGTACGGAAGAAAAGTGATTCTAAACAACTACCTCCCGGAATAACTCCAGAAGGTATGTTAAACAAGCTCACAATGAAAGCATTTGTCGTTGCAAATCAACAACTCGATGATGGTACAATAGCGCCAAGTACTTTGAATGCTTTATTGCGATTCGGTACTGCTGAACGTGAGCTACAACTCGAAACAATGAGATCTAATAAAAAATTATCGGATTCTAAAATCGAATTGATCGAAAGTGAAGTTAAAGGTAAGGGCGATAGCGAAGCTGTAATTGCAGCTATTCGTGGATACGCTCCATCTGAGGAATTGTAGTATGATCCTATTAGGTAAAGATAGAGAACATTTACAAGATCTTAGTTATAAAAAACTTCTCACTTTTGATAACTTTGGTGATAGACTTAACTTTTTATCTCTCATGAATCGAGGTTACAAATCCCCAAGAGAAATTTCTAACGCGTTCTACAAATCTAGAATTTGGAGAGAGATGCGTGATTATATTATTGCTCGTGATTTGGGTTATGATTTAGGTGTGAAAGATGTCAATATAGATGGTTACATTATAGTACATCATATGATTCCATTAATCGAAGAAGATATACTGGAATGGCGAGAAGACATTATTCTAAACCCCGATCTGTTAATCACAACATCGTATAATACGCACAATATTATTCATTACGGATTCAGTAGAGTTCAATCAATGAACTATGTTGAAAGATCTCCCGGGGATACTAAATTATGGTAGGTGAACTATATGACGATTCTTAATGATATTAAGACATCTGTAGATTTCGCTTCCGAAGAAGATACAGGATACGATGATAGATTATTATTAGAATTGGATGGTATTGTCGGAGAACTATCTCAATTGACCAATATCCAATTAACTTTCGAGTCTAAAAAAGATGCTGATTGGGAATCTTTAATTCCTAATAAGGATCCTAACCTCGTTCGTTTGGTCAAGCAATATGTGCTTGTGTCCATTCGTTTGAAGTTTGATCCTCCTGTCGGTAGTATTTTATCTTCGCTAGAAAGATCATTACAATCTACCGCTCATCGTATAATCTTACAAAATAGGGAGGGATCTAATGAATGATGTAGATCAAGATCTTCTCCACGCCATTCAAACCAATAGTTCCGATGATGTTATTGAACATTTTGGAATCAAAGGAATGAAATGGGGTTTTAGACGAAGTCTATCAAAATTGCCGCATTCTAAAGCGAGAATGGCTCGAAAAGAAAGTAAAGCTGCTCGAAAAGCTTGGAACATGAAGTATCACAAGCGTCATTCTATGACAGAACACGATCTTCAAGCTGCGACAAGACGACTCCGTTTGGAGAATGATTTCGCCGAACAAGTAAGGCGTGCAAACCAAATTGCCGATACCCGTAAACCTAAGAAAGAACATGGTAAGTTTGCTAAAGATATTGGCCGATCAGTAACTAATTCGGTTATTGATACAGGTGTCAAGACTATTGTTGGAGATCTTATGAAGAACAAAACGAATAAGTATTCTCCTATAACTAATGTTACTTTAGATCAGCTCCGAAAATTGAAAGAAGAAAATCAAGGAGCTATCAATACAGTTAAAGGTATTTGGGGCTTTTAGTTAGGGGCATTTTCTTTTATGGTATTATCTAATAAAGCTTATCCGGAAGAATACATGAAATTCAAAGAAGCAGTTCTGAGAGGTGAAATTCCGGTTAATCGCACGGTCTCTCTGGAAATGAACCGAATTGACTTCTTAATTGAGTCTCCGGATTATTACTATGATGACAAGGCGATCCAGGGGTTTATTAGATTTTGTGAAAATGAAATGACCCTTACGGATGGAGGAGATGTAACTCTCTTACCGTCCTTTAGATTATGGGCAGAATGTGCCCTAGCCTGGTTTTACATTTCTGAGGATAATGTCTACAATCCAAAACTTGGTAGATGGGAAATCCGAAAGAAATTCAAGCGTCTCACGAACAGACAATATCTCATTGTCGGACGTGGTGCTGCAAAATCACTTTACTCAACATTCATGCAAGCGTATATGCTTCTAATCGACACTGCTACAACTCACCAAGTAGTTACCGCGCCTACAATGAAACAGGCTGAGGAAATTATGGGTCCATTTAGGACTGCGTTGAGTCGAGCAAAAGGTCCGCTGATTGGTTATATGACACAAGGGTCTAAAATGACTGGAAATTTGACCAAGAAGCAATTATTAGCGTCTACCAAGAAGGGCGTTGAGAATTTCGCAACGAATAGTCTGCTTGAGATTCGTCCCATGTCAAGGGATAAGCTACAAGGACTTCGTTGTAAGTATGCATCTGTGGATGAGTGGCTTTCTGGTGAAGTTAAAGAAGACGTAATCGGAGCTATTCAACAAGGTGCCAGCAAAAACGACAATTATCTCATAATCGCTACATCTTCTGAAGGGACTGCTCGTGATGGAGTTGGTGATACCATCAAGATGGAGCTTATGGACATCTTAGAAGGTCGTTATTTTAACCCTCACGTATCTATTTGGTATTATCGACTAGATGATGTACGAGAAGTTGCAAACCCAGATCTTTGGATGAAAGCAAATCCTAATCTTGGAGCAACTGTAACTTACGAGACATACAGAGATGAAGTTGAACGTGCTGAAAGTCAGCCGGCAACTCGTTCCGATACTCTGGCTAAACGTTTTGGAATACCAGTTGAGGGTTACACTTTCTTCTTCTTATATGAAGAGACAATTCCACATAGGCCACAAAACTTTGATGGATTAGAATGTACATTGGGTGCTGACCTTTCTCAAGGGGATGACTTCTGTGCATTCACATTTTTATTCCCACTAGGTCATGGACGATTTGGTGTTAAGACTCGTTCTTATGTTTGTGAATCTAAATTAAGAAAATTAACTTCTGCTATGCGCAATAAGTATGACGAATTGATTTCTGAGGGTACACTTAATGTTATGCCGGGAGTTATTCTTGATATGGAGCAGGTATATGATGATTTATACAACTTCATATACCAACACAAATATACTGTATATGCATTTGGATACGACCCGTATAATGCTCGAGAATTTGTTGAAAGATGGATTCGAGACAACGGAGAATACGGAGTTGAAAAAGTTATTCAGGGTGCCAAAACAGAGTCTGTACCTATGGGAGAATTAAAGAATTTGGCTATGGAACGCATGCTAATATTCGACGAAGAATTGATGAAATTTGCAATGGGTAATACTATTGCTATTCAGGACAACAATGGTAACTACAAGTTATCCAAACGTCGTTCTGATGAAAAGATCGACAACGTTGCGGCGTTGATCGATGCTTGGGTTGCGTATAAACGTAACCAAGACTTATTTGTATAGAAAGGCATATTTAGTTATGGGCACTTTTACCGATGGACTAAAGCATGCTTGGTCTATGTTTAACACAAATTCCTCATCTTTTGTGGAAACTGAAACAGTATTCCAGATTCCTAATGAACCTAGGGCATTGAATCCAAACAATTCAATACCAACTCGGGTTTTCTCTAGATCTGCTATATCATCTATGATTTTTAACCGTATTGCTATTGATGCATCTATGGTGAAATTTCAACACGTAAAGATCGATATGGAACGAGAAAATCAAGTTGTTTTAAGGAATTCACCGCTTCAACGGTTGTTCGAAGTAGAAATGAATATGGATCAATCCAGTACGGATTTCTTCCATGATCTGGTATACTCATTATTTGACGAAGGAGTTGTAGCTGCTGTTCCTCTAGAGGCTACCCTTAATCCTACGATGTCCGACTCTTATGACATAAAAGCCATGCGTGTCGGAAAAATAATGGAATGGTTTCCAACTAAAATCCGGGTGAAGATTTATAATGAAGCTAAAGGTCAATTCTCTGAAATAATTGTTCCAAAGAAAATGTGTGCGATTATTGAGAACCCTTTGGCCAATATTTTAGGTAACGAAAATCCGACTATGACTCGGTTGATTCAAAAATTATCTATACTGGACAAGCAGGATTTGGAGTTGATTTCAAACAAATGGAACATCATCTTACAACTTCCTAACCCAGTTAGAAATGATATCAAACGAAAAGAAGCGGATGCTCGTATCGAAGATATTGAAGGACAATTGAAAGACTCTAAAATGGGTATTGCATATATCGGTGCTGATGAGAAAATAACTCAGCTAAACCGGCAAATTAATTCCAATCTTATGGATGAGGTTAAGTATTTAACCGAAGAATTACTAAGTCAGCTAGGTCTAACAAAAGCAATTTTGGATGGCACAGCTAATGCCGATCAAATGCAAAATTACTATACCAGAACTATCGAACCTATTGTCACCAGAATTAAAGAAGAATTTCAACGTAAATTCATCACAAAAACTGGATATACACAAGGACATAGAATTGATACATACAGTAATCCTTTCAAACTTGTACCTACCGGTCAATTGGCAACAATTGGCGATTCATTATTGCGAAACAGAATTCTTACATCAAATGAATTTCGTGCTATCATTGGTTATGGTCCGATCGAAGATCCTATGGCCGACCAATTGTTTAACCCGAATATTTCTGATGCAAGACAAGACGTTTCTCTACCTGGGTCTGTCGGGTCCCCTGAAGGCGAAGCTTACTCTGATTACCCTCCTGAGTATAGTGAAGAGAATCTTCAAAATGGCGGCAAATAATAATGGAGGAAAATCATGGAATGAGTAAACATCCCAAGTATGACTTTGCTGGTTACGTAACCCGCAATGATACCCGTTGTACAGACGGTGTTATTATCCGACATGGGGCATTTGCAGGCAATGATGGTCGTAAAGTTCCTCTGGTATGGTCGCACGATCATAGTACTCCAGAGAATATTATTGGTCATGTATTGTTGCATAATGCTAATGATGGTGTTTATGGACAAGGATTCTTTAATGATACCAATAATGGTAAACAAGCCAAAGAATTAGTCAAACACGGTGACATCTGGTCCATGTCTATTGGGGCAAATCGTATCAAACGAACCCCACGTAATGACGTTATTCATGGAAATATCTATGAAGTGTCTCTCGTTGTAGCCGGAGCAAATCCGGGAGCGGTTATTACCGAAGTTCTACAACACTCACAAAATCCCGAAGAAGGAGAAATTATTATCATGGAAAGTGATCAAATCATTCACTCAGCGGACGATGTATTGGTAGGTCAAGAACGTATTAGTTTGTTTGACCGTATTCAACACGCTGACGAAGGAGAAGCTACTGATATCGTTGATGGAGTATTAGCTACACTAAATCCTGACCAACAAGAAGCTGTAGCACTTCTCGTTGAAGCGTCTACTGATTCCGCTTTGGAAAACTTCGAAAATGAAGTGGCAGAAAAATTTGATGCCGCTGTAGATAATGAAGTACGTGAAATTCTTCAAGATCTTGCCGAAGGAGACGATGATGAAGAAGAAATTCAACAATCTGCACTAGGAGGAAACACAATGCACTACAACGCATTCCAAAACGTTGCTAACAACACTGATGAAATCCGTCACTCGCTTGAGAGTGCTTTCGAAGACGCTAAGAAATCTGGACGTCGAGTAAGTCAAGTATTGAATGAACTACAAGATGGTGATACTTTGCAGCACTCAATGAACAACCTTGATTTGTTGTTCCCAGATCATTCTTTGCAAGGCGGTATCCAAGTACTTTACTCACCAAACACTGCTACTGAACACATTCTTAGCAAAGTTACAAAAGTACCAACTGCTTTCGTTAAGTCTCTTATGACGGACCTTACAAACCTTACTGACGAACAACTTCGTGCCAAAGGTTATATCAAGGGTAAAGAAAAGAAAGAACAAATCATTGGATTCCTTTCTCGTAAAACTGACCCTCAAACAATCTACAAAAAGCAATCAATTGACCGTGATGACCTTATTGACATCAGTCAACAATTGGACGTAGCAGCTTTCTTCCGTCAAGAAATGCGTATCAAACTTAACGATGAAATTGCGCAAGCAATCATGGTTTCTGACGGACGCGAAACTGGTTCCGATGACAAAATTAAAGAAGACAAGATTCGTCCTATCTCTAAAGACGAAGACTTTTACACAATCAAAGCAAAATACAATCCAAACGCTATGTTGGACGTATTTGAAATCGTTGCTGAACAAAAGACCAAGATGCTTGGTTCTGGAACACCTACATTGTATGTAAACCCATTGTTCCTTACTAAACTTCGCTTCTTGCGCAACAAGAATGGCAACTGGGTATTCGGTGGTCAACAACCTGCCACTAAAGAATATCTTGCATCATTGATGGGCGTTGCCGATATTGTTGAAAGTAACTTTATCAAAGAACAAGAAATGATCATGGTTAACCTTGCTGACTACCAAATCGGTACTAACAAAGGTGGCGAAGTTAATAGCTTCGAAGACTTCGACATTGACTTCAACAAACACAAATACCTTATCGAAACTCGCTTGTCTGGTGCTCTTGTTCGTGCTAAAGCTGCGGTATACTTTACTCCAGATACAACTGTTGCTCCAAAAGCGCACCAAGCTGATGTTCAATCACAAGCTGCTGGCGCTCCAGCTGCACGTACAGGAGTTCCTGGAGGCTAAGAATGAAGTATTCGGGTAATGCAGGTTTTCGATTGGAGGATGTTGAAGTAGAACCAGGTGTCTATGAACCGAAAATTGTTGTTAAACCTATAAAAGGTGACTTGATTAACGACACTACGTTTCGTAATCAAAATAACAGCAAATCAACGATGGATAACGTTCAGATTACCAATCGGCTTTCGATCGTTGCCCATCCATTCTTAATGACTCACATCACAAATTTGTTATATGTTACTTTCATGGGTCAGAAGTGGAAAGTTGAGCGATACGCTATCAAATCTCCACGAATTATTTTGGATTTAGGAGGATTATATAATGAGCAAGAGAATGCATATCCAGGACTTGCTGCAGAAGGCAGTTGATAGTCTTGGAGAAACTTATAAAATCATCTACAATCCAACCGCAAGTAGCAAATTAACATATCCATGTATTCTCTACAGACGACATGGTATACATAAGCGACATGCTGATAATGTAAAATATTATTCTCATGAAACTTATCAAATCACAATCATTGACAAACGTGTGGATTCTCCGATAATCGATGTGTTATTGGACAATCCCCATTGTCGATATCAACACGAGTTCATAGTTGATAATATGAACCATACTATCTTAGAAATTACAACTGGAGGTAAGGCCTAATGGCAAAACTCGTATTTGACGAAATCGGAAAACGTTTTTATGAAACCGGTGTATCGGAAGCTGTTTTGTATCCTCAAGATGAAACCGGACAATATCCAAAAGGTGTTGCTTGGAACGGTATCACTGCAGCTAACGAATCTCCTACTGGTGCAGAAGCTAGTGAACACTACGCTGACAACATGCTATTCTTCTCAATCACTGGACCTGAAAAATTTGAAGGTACAATTGAAGCATTCAGTTCGCCAAAAGAATTCGATGCTTGTGATGGTTTGGCAGAACCTGTTAAAGGTCTTCGTGCTCATGGTCAAGCTCGCCAGCCATTTGGATTTGCGTTCAAATCAATTCTTGGTAATGACGTAAAAGGTGAAAACTTTGGTTACAAACTTCACCTATGGTATGGATGTAAAGCTGCTCCATCAGAACGCGCTTACGGTACTGTGAATGAATCACCAGAACCACAAAACCCAAGCTGGTCAGTTAAATCAACTCCGGCTAAAATGGCAGGACAAAAACCAGTATCCGTGTTGACTATTGTTTCAACTGAAGTAGACCCTACTAAGCTTAAAAAGCTCGAAGATGCTCTATATGGTACTGACACAGAACAACCATATTTGCCACTTCCTGACAAAGTTAAAGAACTGTTGTCATAATTAAGAATGGAGGTATTCACTTATGCTTAAACAAAAAGTACAATATGAAGATTTCGATGGAGCTAATCAAGTAGAAACGCTATATTTCAATCTTAACCGTATGGAACTAATTGCTTTGCAATCTCGATATGGAAAAGAAGATATGGCTGCTTACATCGATAAACTTGTCGAAGATAAAGATATTGAAAAGGTTTATGAAATCCTTAACGATATTGTTCTAAGCGCTTATGGTCTCCGTTCTGAAGACGGTAAACGTTTCCTTAAGAGTGAAACTATTCGTGAAGAATTCAAACAATCTCTTGCTTATGATGCATTGATTGAAGATTTCCATGATGAAACTCGTAAAGTTCTGGAATCATTTATTGTCGGTATCACTGCGCATATTCGTGGAATTAACAAAGCTGCAAATGCTGTTCAGTAAAATAGGCGAGGATATGTATTCTACATATCCTCCTTATTTTTAAATTTTTTGAGGTGTGAAATGGGACAAGAATTCTTAACTATTCGTTTAGATGATGTCGAGTATTGGGATGAGGTTAAAGAAGAATTTATTTCTAATCCTGGTAAAGAGGTGACGTTTAGATACACCCTTAAGAATTTGGACAAATGGGAAACTAAATATGAAAAAAGATTCATAGATAATGACGAAAATATAAAAAAAGAAGAAATGTTGGATTTTATAACAATCATTTGTGATGAAGATTTAGATATAGCAATGTTATCCCAAGAAAATATGGAAGAAATTTTAATGTATCTAAAACATACACCATCCGCAACAATACTTCCTAAAAATAGAAATTCTGGAACAGGATTTTCTAGAAAGAAAATTTTCACGTCTGAAATAATTTATGGATACATGGCGTTAAATCATATTCCTTTTTCGTGGGAAGATAGAAATTTAAATAAATTAATAATGCTTCTAAATTGTGTTGGATCTTTACAGGAGCCGCCTAAGAAGATGTCAAGGGCAGAAGCCATGGAAGAACACCGTCGAATTGTTTTAGAAAACAGAAGAAAACAAGCAGAATGGATGAAGCAAAATGAGAAAAAGGTATAAATAATGGCTATAACAGTTTCTGGAGATTTTGGACATTTAGAAAAGTTTTTAACAAGACCTCGTACAACCGACATGGATGTTTTAGGAAAAGCCATTGTTAAAGCTTTACAAGACGCTACTCCTAAGAATTCTGGAGAAACCGCAAACTCATGGGGGTATCGCGTTATACCTACATCTAGAGGTCAGGATTTAGAAATTTATAATACGAATTTAAATAATGGGGTTAATGTTGCTATGTTAATCCATTATGGCCACGGAACTGGAACAGGAGGGTATGTTCCACCAAGACCATATATTGACTCTGCAATTAATTCTGTTTATAAGAAAACAATCGACAAGATACTAGAAGATTATTTTAAATAGAAAGGATAGTTCATGGATTATATTTCGATTCAATCTTCCAAAGACGTGATACAACACTTTGGAATCAAAGGAATGAAATGGGGTCATCGTAACCGTAGGGAACATCTAATCAATAGATATATGAACAAAGGTTACGACCCTCATACTGCCGCTTCAAAAGCTGAAAAACGTCTAAAAACTGAAAAGTATTTAAAACGTGCTGCTTTAGTAGGCGGTGTTGCTTTGGGTGCTTATATGGGTTATAAGGGCGCAAACTATATAATCGATAGACAGCGTGCCAAAGAGATTGCTCGTGGTCTTAAGAAAATGAATTCTATACGAGAGTCTAATTCTGTAGTCAAAAAAGATAAATTTGGCAAACTTAAGTCTGCTGGAAAACATCTTGCTGATAAAGTAAAAGAAGTTCATAGAAAAGATACCGAACGATTTACTAGACGAATGGACGAAGCTCTACTTAGAGATGCTGCTAAGAAAGCTGCAAAACAAAAAGCAGCCAGCGATTACGCTGATAATATTCTCTCTATTGCTCAAAAGAAACCTGGAATTCTAGGTCGACGTAAAATGGAGTCTATCGGAACTACTAAAGGCAAACTAGGTAAGATTGCTGAAAATTTCGCTAAAGCTCAATCCCAAGTTAATAAAAATTCTAAAGCAATTGACAAAATTGATATGGAAGCTTTGGAAAGAGTTAAGAAACTTATGAAGAAATAAGAAAGGTAAACTATGGCAGGATATGTAGACGAAAAAGTAGCCAAAGTCACCCTGGACAATAAAGGATTCTCTAAGAATGCGGATGAAGCAATCGCCGCAATCAATAGATTGAAAGAAGCTTTTGCCAAAGTCAATGGTAAGGACGCTACGAAAAACATAGCCTCAGATATGTCGAGTATGAATGATACAATTTCAAAATCGACACAAAAATCTGAGGGACTACTATCTCGCCTCAGAGGAATTTTCTCTCGAAGCACTCAAGACATTGATATGTCTGGTGGTGGACGATCTATCGATAGAATGAATACTGACATTGCTAGCAAAACAGCTAACACGTCATCAATTCTATCTCGTCTGAAGGGTATTTTCCAAAAGGCAGATAATCACGAAGGCTTCCCCAACTCGATTAAGTCAATCGATGGGCTAAATTCTAAGATCGGAGGATTTGATGCAAGTCCTCTATCAAATGCATTTGCTAATGCGGCATCTTCTGTTCAGAACTCGTTATCTGTAATGGATATTGCTTTGGGTAATGTCCTGGGTGGAATGATGCAAAAGGCAATGTCTTTCACAGGACAATTCTTTAGAGGTTATGGCGATGGTTTGGAAGAGTATAAGAATAAACTCGGATCAATTCAAACAATCATGACCAATACCGAATGGGAGATTCCAGATTCTTCAACCCGTATGCGTAAAGTTTCTGGTGCTCTCGAACAACTTAATGACTACGCGGATAAGACTATTTACTCATTTGCCGACATGACTCGAAACATTGGTACGTTTACGGCGGCGGGTGTAAGTTTGGACAAATCCGCTACGGCTATTAAAGGTATCTCTAACTTGGCTGCGGCTTCCGGTTCAAACACACAACAAGCCTCAACAGCAATGTATCAATTGTCTCAAGCATTAGCCGCTGGTAAGGTTGGTCTACAAGACTGGAACTCAGTAGTTAACGCCGGTATGGGTGGTAAACTATTCCAAGATAGATTGACTCAAACCGCCGAGAAACTTGGTAAGGCTCGTAATATGACTAAGTCATTTCGTGAGTCTCTACAAGATGGTTGGTTAACATCCGAAGTCTTGCTGGAAACTTTGCGTGAGTTCTCAGAAGATGAGTCTATGCTTGATGCTGCGACCAAAGTTAAATCATTCGGTCAATTGGTGGACACCGTTCAGGAAGCAATCGGTTCTGGATGGGCTACTACATGGGAATATTTCTTAGGTGGATTTGAAGAAGCCAAAGAAATGTGGACAAGTATTGGCGATATTGTAAATCCATTTATTAGTGACGATCAAGGTAAATACTGGGATGAAGTTCTTGGTATGGAACGTAGTCTTGGTAACTATCGAAATGCTATGCTCAAAACATGGAAGGACATGGGTGGTCAAGAGTCATTTTTCAATTCCATTAAAAACAGTTTTGAAATCGTATTCAAGGCCATGACCCAATTCCGTGAAGGATTCCGTTCTGTTATTGGTGACTACAAACAATCCGCTAAGACATTTTACAATATAACAAAAGCCCTTGAGAATCTCACAACAGGTTTGAAAAATAACACTTTACTTTTTAATACTATAAATAGTATAGGTAAAATGGTTGGTCAAACCTTTGTAACTCTTGGGTTTGCTTTATCAACAGTTTTTAAAGGAATTAAAGACGTAGGTAATGCGTCTGGAAGTATATTGTTGCCCATTAGAACTGCTGCAGATTCTATAGCTCGTTTTATGGAATCTATACGTTCTAGCACGAATGCTTATCTTGTATTTTATCATTTAGGTAAAACACTATCCAATGTATTTAATATCATTGTTACTGTTGGTCGTATCGCAGTATTTATTATAAAAGATATATTCCGTGGATTTTCTAAATTTGGAGATAGTAAAGGTTTAGTAACTTTTGCTACGACATTATCTGATGTTACCGGAAAAATTCTTATCTTTGTCAAAGCTATTGAAAAGTTTGTTCTTTCATCAAATAAATTTGAACAAATAGGAAGTATGCTTGGAAAAGTATCTAGTACAATAGGTGCAGCTTTCAGTTTCCTATTCTCTAAATTAAAATCTTTAGCTAATCCATTTGGACACGCGGAAGCTATATTCTCTGGAGCTGCTAATATATTTAGTAAAGCAGGACAAAAATTATCATCTGTCTTATCTAAAATTGGAGAAGTTACTTCTCAAGCTTGGTCTGGTATTGTTGAAGGGTTTAAAACAGGATACGACGGACTTAAAGATGCTTTCGTATCATTTGATATTGCAAGCATAATTAAAGCGCTTATCGGTTTATTCGCTTTCGACAAATGGCTTAAATTCAAGAACTCCAAAGGGACTATCATTGATATGCTCGTTGAGAAGTTCAAAGGTATGTTTGGCGATGCTAAAGATTCTGGTAAAAGCGTTGTTGATGAAGTTAAAGGCGTATTCACATCTCTACAAGGAACTATCAACTCATTTACTCAAAGCATCAAGATAGGTTCTTTGGTATTGATAGCAACCGCATTAGGTATCTTAGCATTGTCTATCGATAGATTATCTAAAATTGAGATGAAAGACCTTTCTAAAGGTATGCTTGGCCTTGGAGCTGCTCTCGGAATACTACTAAAACTCATTCGCGTAATGAGTGTAACTGAGATTCCTAAAGGCGCTTCAATGCAATTAATTGGTATTGCATTCGCTATTCGAGTATTGGCAAGCGCTATGGTTAAGATGGCAGAGATTCCTAGCGATAAGCTGATGGAAGCAATTGCTGGAACTTATGCTGCTATTTATGGCCTCGTTCGAGCATTAAAAGCCATTGATAAACTAGAAGGTTCCGAAGCCAAGATAATGCATCTAATGGGTATTGCCTTAGCCGTAAGACTTTTAGTATGGTCAATACGAGCAATCGCTAAGTTAGAACCAGAGAAATTGGCAATGGCATTACCTGCTGTAGGAGTATTGATCTATGGTTTGGTCAAAGCAACCAAGAGTTTGGATAAAGTACATATCAATAAAAGTGCTATTGCTGAACTTATGGTATTTGCTTTATCTATAAGAACACTTGTCTGGTCTGTCAAAGCATTGGCGAAGATAGAATGGCTTCAACTAATAGCAGCCGTTGGATCTGTGGTTACTCTTATGGCGTCATTAGCTATAGCATCTCGAGCGATGAGTAAAGTACACGTTACAAAGAGTGCGTTAGCTAATCTGATAGTGTTTGCTATCTCGATACGGATCTTAACATCATCTCTAATCAAAATCGCTGCATTAAGCTGGGATAGTATCCTTGCTGCTACGGCTTCCGTTGTCACTCTTATGGAGTCTTTAGCAGTTGCTAGTCGACTTATGAAAAAAGTTAAGATTGATAAGAGTGCTATGGCTGGATTGATAGCATTTGGTGTATCTATTTGGCTGTTATCACAATCTGTTATTGACTTAGGAACTATGGAATGGGATATGCTACTCCTTGGTATGGCCGGAGTCGAAGCTCTGTTGCTATCAATGGTTGGCGTTTCCCATTTAATGAAGAAGGCAAAAGTAAATATGTCTTCAGCTATGGTTCTTGTTGCGTTTGGTTTGGCTATATATGCCATAACGAAATCTATAGAACCTATTACACAACTTTCAATTGAACAAATTGTTAAAAGTATTGCTGCTGTTGAAGTTATGTTATTTTCTTTGGTTGGCGTTGCTGCCTTAATGAAGAAAATTAAATTTAATGCCGGCGCAGCATTGTCAATGGTTATTTTAACCGCAATGATGACAGCTGTTGCGGACAATTTAACGAAATTAGCCGATAAACCTTGGGGTAGTTTACTAGCTGCTTCGGCAGGTATTTCTGCAGTATTCATAGCGATGGCTTACACTGCTAAGATAATCAATGGCTCTGTAAAAAACTTTGTTGAAGTTGGACAACTCAAGACGTTGTTCTCTGCATTTGCAGAGGTATTGCTAGCTATTGGTACCTCAATGGAACAAATCGGAAAACTTGACTGGAAACAAATGCTAGTCGGGCTCGGAGGAATAGTTCTAGTTCTTGGTACTCTAACCGCAATGACCGCTATAATTGACCATATTCACCCTGATGTTACAACTCTAGGTGGTATTGCAGTATTTGCTCCAGTTCTTTATGCTGTTGGATCTGCATTATCTAATGTGGCCGCACAACCATGGCAAGGTATTCTTGCTGCTACAGGGGCTATTATTGGTGTTCTTGCGGCTATGGTTGCCGCTATGGCTATTGTCAATAAAGTTGGTTCCACAGGTGGTATGTTGCAATTAATGGGTATGGCAGTAGCTTTGAATTTGCTTGCTGTCCCTATTATGTTGTTATCAACCCTGAATATAGTAGCTGTTGGTGTTGCTCTGGTAGCTTTAGCAGGAAACTTAACGGTTCTATTGGCCGCCGGCGCTTTGGCTCAAGTGGTAGCACCTGGTCTAATGATATTATCCAAAACACTCATAACGTTTGGTATATCATCTATTATGGCGGCCTCGTCCGTTCTAATAGCAGGTCTGGGATTTTTAGCATTTGTCACGGCGATTAAAGAACTAGCCGCAATAGCGCCACAAGCTCTTAACACGGTTGTTCAAGGATTTGTAGTATTTGCTCAAGCAATAGCTGAGTCTGCTCCTATTTTAGTTAAGGCCTTTGTCGAAACTATAAAAGCAGCAATTGGCGGTATCGTAGAATTAATTCCTTATTTCATCGACGCTGGGTTTAAATTAGTTATTGGTATAATTAAAGGTATAACCGAAAATGCACCAGAACTAATTAACGCTTCAGTTCAAATGCTAGTGGAATTAGCTAAAGGTATCGTCGAGAATATGGATATTTTAGTCCAAACGGCAGTTGAAGTAGCAACTAAATTTGTTGAAAGTTTAGGCAATGCACTTATTGGTGTCCGTGATAGACTTATTCCAGCTCTTGAAAACTTATTCAAAGTTATCGGAGATATTCTATTAACTGTAATAGGTGGTCTTTTAGGTCCACTATTAGAAAAGATTGTTGAGATTCTCACACCAGTTGGAGAGATGATTACACAATTCTTATCCGATTTGGCGAGCGCTATTGAGCCTGTATTTACTCCATTAGTCGAGGGTCTTAAAGTATTATTTGAAAGCATTGCGTCTGTAGTATCATCTCTCGCGGATGCTATTATTGCAACTGTCAATGCAATTGCAGATATTATAAGATCAATTGCCGATGCTATTATAGCAGTTGGACAAACAATTCAAGTTATTGTTAATGGTATAGTATCAGTATTCCAGATACTTGCAGATATAATAGATACTGTTATAACCGGTATCGTAAATATTATTGATGGTCTTGCAAACGCAATTCGAGCTACTGGAGAGGCTATAAATAGCATTCTATCTGGTTTGGGAGAAGTATTTGTATCATTTGGAGAAGGTGTTAAATCCGCTCTAGAAGGTGTTGGTACAGTTGTCGAATCATTTGGTAATGCTGTTAAATCTGCTCTCGAAGGCGTCGGACAGGTATTTGAGTCTATTGGTAAAGGTATAAAATCCGCTCTTGAAGGAGTCGCAGATATTATCCGAGCTGTTGGTGATGCTGCTAGATCTTTCGGTGAAGGATTCAAACTATTCGGTGAAGGCGTTAAACTTGTTGGTGAATACGGTGCTAATGCTGCTGCTGGTCTTGGTTCATTATCGGTTGAAGTAGCTAAATTAGGAGCTGCCGCTTATGCTGGTAACTTACAAGGATTTACTACAGATATTGAAAATCTTGCTACAGCATGTACCAATTTGGGAGCTGCTGCAGGATCTATAAATGCCGTTTCTTCAGCATTTATGACTATATCTATGACTGTTGGAATATTGTCAGGAAGTGTACCTACACTAAGTACATCGTTCGAGACATTATCTATCACAATGTCAACAATTTCCACAACAGTAGATACTGTATCTACGTCATTCAACAATTTGACAACTCCAATCACCACATTGTCAAGCACAATGGTGACTGTGATCACATCATTCCAATTGATTACAGTTCAATTCCAACTCCTACAGATCTCCGTGGATCAGCTTAGTGCTGGTTTCACTGGAATTCAAAATGGCGTCAATTTCCTAATGGCTGGATTCACAACTTTGATTCCATCTATCGAAACATTCAATCAGTCTATCCTAGATAGCCAAACTATCCTAACAGATTTCTTCACTGCATTAACTAATTCATCCACTGGCTTTGAACAGTTAACTCTGGCAACGACTAATGGAATGATCCAAATGCAGATTGCTGTAAGTATGGGTATGACTTTGATTATTTCAACAATGGATCAAAGTATGATGCTATTAGCATTGAGTGTTAATACAGGATTCCTACAAGTTAGCAATGCTGTAACTCAATCTATGCTCGTAGTTCAGTCTTCAGTCCAAACTGGAATGGTTAGTGTTGTGGCGTCTATTTCTGCTTCAATGTCATCAGTGGCGTCACAGACATCGGCGGCATTTAATTCTATAGCGTCATCGATTCAAGCTAGCATAAATTCCGTTTCATCAAATATGGCTCAAGGATTTGCTAGAGTGTCTCAAACTGTATCTGTTAGTGTGACTATGATCAACGCATCATTCACATCAATGAGTTCAACCACTCAATCAATTGTTTCAAGTATGATGTCTAACTTGTCTAGTCAATTTGCATCAGGTATGAGTTCATCTAGATCTCAAGTATCTTCTGGAATGAGCGCTATTGTAAGTACTATCAGTTCATACAGTGGATCTGCTCAAAGTGCAGGTTATAATGTAGGTTACTATATTTCAGCTGGTATCGCTTCTGGTATGTATGCAAACATGTGGTCTATTGAGTCTGCTGCTAACCGAATTATTTCGAAAGCTAGAGAAGCTGCTAGAGCCGCTGCAGATATTCATTCACCGTCACGGATGTTTGCAAAAGAGGTCGGTAAGTTTATCCCTCAAGGGGTTGTTATGGGTATTGACAATGAGATGCCATCAACAATTAAACAAATGAGTAATTCATTTAAATCTGGATTTGAGAAAGTCACAGATAATGTTGTTGATCATAGCAAGGTTCTTTATGACTCTGTTGCGTCAGCTGCGAATACTATTGGTGATATGTTGGATATTGCTGTAGATGATATGGAGTATTCTCCTAAGATCACTCCAGTTATCGACACAAGCAAGATTGATAAGTTTACTCCTGATGGTTATGACATGGATATGGGTCGTCTTGGACGCAATCTTCCTAAACCATATTATTCTGGAGCACCACAAAACAATCAAACTACAACCATTAACAACGACAATTCTACTAGAGAATATAGTGTTAATGTCAAAGTTGATAACAATGGTAAACCAGTTGATCCAAATGAATTGGCTAAAGAAATTCAACAGAAAATCAAAGATATGGACGATCAAAATCGTCGAGGAAAAGGCGAGGAGGTATACTTTTAACATATGAAAGCAGGATGTTTTACTTTAAATAATGTAAATTCAGAATCTATGCATGTGTTTATTGAAGATCGTCCTAACATTCCCTCACCTAAAAGACGGGTGTCATTTTTGGCACCCTTATCTTTTGAGGGCGAATTGGTTTATGACGACGATGGATATGAACCAACAGAATTTGAATTGAAATGTTTTTATGATGGACATAGACATGGCGATAATTTCGATGAATTGTCAAATGCTCGTAATAAGATATTCAACTTCTTCAACCAAGGTAAGGGGGATTGGTTATCCTTTATCCCATATTTTGACGAAGGGCACGAATACCATATTATCGCGTTAGATATTGTTTATGAAAACAAATACTATTACGATGGATGTATTAGTTTTACTGTAAAAGTTAAATGTCAACCATATAAATATTTGACATCTAATAGGGTGTTGAATGTTACTAATGGTCAGACCTTAAACAATCCTACATTTTATACTGCAAAAC